TTAAATTTTATCCGCGTGGTGCATCAGCACAAATTTATCCCACAACTGTTCTTCTGTCTCGACATGCGCCGGATCTTTCACAATAGTATTGGGGATCGGGCACACCTTCTGGCAGGTTGGTGTCTCGTAGTGCCCTACGCATTCGGTACACTTATCGCTGTTAATCTCGTAGATATGATCTCCCATTGAAATCGCCTCATTCGGGCATTCGGGTTCACACATATCACAATTAATACAGCGTTTAGTAATTAGTAAAGACATTTCAATGGATTACCGTTAAATCATTTTAAAATCAGTAAGTTGTATCGAGTTTGTATGCTTTACTGTCATTAACTTACTGTATGTTGATCCAGTGTATTTAACCTTGATAAACTCAGTCCAGCAACACAAAACCGCAACACATTGCATTTTGTCCCGTAGAAAAGACTTGTATGTGTGAGCTTGTTTTCTGCGCCTACGCAGATAAGGATTGAGAATGCCGCGCACTGTAACACATAATCCGGATAGCCCCAATAATGACGATGTTTTAGCCGCATCTGAAAAATGGGACGCCTGTAAACCCCCCTATACCAGCGCACACATGAAAATCTGTGTTGCTGCTGCCAAAATCATCCTCGCTGCTTCCGGCGTGGCTCGCCGTTCCAAATACGAAAAAGAGAACTATCTCCGTATCGATTTCAGCAAAGCCGGTAAGGTTACATTTTACGCCGAGTTTCCAAAAAAGATGGGCCTCAAAGGTAAAAAGCTTGGCGAGTGGCCGGAGCTCGCTATTCAACTGGCGCGCGAAAAAGCACTAGGTATGGCTGACGGTGGACTGCGGGCAGAGTCCGTACATGCAGCGCTGGAAATGTACCGGGATGACCTCAAAGCTAAAGTAGCACGGCAGAAGCTGAGCCCGGACAGTTTCACAACCTACGGGGTGCGTATCGACCGGATTAAAGCAACGTTCGGCGAGCGAGAGGTGTTCAGCGACGTAACATACAATCGGCTGGTGGAAGTACTGGACGAGTGGATCGCCACTCGCTCGAACAATAACGCCCTAGAGTTGTTTGCCGAGCTCCGTCGGTTCTGGAAGTTCTGCGCACCTACTCTTTGCAACGGCCGCAATGTTGCCGCCAGTCTGCCAGATGATTATGTTTCCTCCCGCGTACAGAAACCCACCCCCACACGGCTTTTTACCGATATTGAGTCAATCGCCCGGCTCTGGCTCAATGTTGCCGCCTGCACCTCTGTACACCAGAAGAATGCTGTTCGCTTCATGATCATCACCGGCGTTCGCCCGATTAATGTCCATAACCTGCGCTGGGACTACGTTCACGAGGAGGCTGGTGAAATTGTTTATCCGGAAGGGGTTATCGGCATGCGAGGGGCTATGAAAACACAAAAGGCTTTCCGCCTGCCGATAACGCCTGAGATCCGGCGGATTATCGACGAGCAGAAAGCCTGGCGTGATTCAGTTCCTGAGTGCAACAGGGATTATGTATTTTTGCAGCCACGTGATCCAATGCAGCCATTTTCAAAACGATCACTGGATAAGCTGGTGAAAACATACAGCCCGGACGGGGCTGTAAAAGGAATAAAACATGATGGGACTGTTAAAGGGAAAGACGGTGCATTTAATACGATGTGCCGTAAATTCCTTAAGAGCAATGTTATTGCCTTGATGAAGGAAAGAGGCTATTCCCGATCAGACCGAAGGGAAATCAGCCTCCTTTGCCTTCACCACTCCAGTAAGTCAGATGACCCGATGGCAGAACATTACGACTTTTCTGATGAGATTTTACAGGAAGAGATTGCGTTGAAGCGCGAAGCTTTCGAGGCTCACGAGCGGAGCATACTTGCGCAGGTGGCATTGCTACGGCGGCGAGGTTAATACTGGCTGCGACATTTTTGAATAAAAGCGTCGACATTTCGGCGCTCATAACGAACTACTTTTGCACTGAAACGAATTGGTGCCAGGATAGCCCGATGACGATGCTTAATATTCCACTCACATAGCGTTTTCTGTGTAATACCTAACTTTTGGCATACTTCATCCGGGGTGAGTAAATCGTCGGGTTTCTCGCTCATGCTATACCTCTCTTTTTCATGGCATCGAGCAGGATGTCCTGCACTGTTCGTTTTGAGTTGCGCCGCTCCATCACCATTTCATCCATAGTGTCGGTAGCAATAATGTGGTGAATAAATACCGGACGATTGTGTCCGGCCTGTATCTGCCTGGTGGGGCCGATACGTTCAATAATTTGCTGATACTGCTCCAGGTCCCACCAGTGTGAGAAAAATACCAGTATATTCCCGCCGTCCTGCATGTTCAGGCCGTGGCCCGCGCTGGCTGGGTGTGCAAAGAGAACAGGAATCTTTCCGGAATTCCAGTCGCGCAGTGTCTGTGGATCCTGGTCGAGGTGACGACCGCGAGGGAATGCTTTAAGCAAGCGTTCAAGATCGTGTTTCCAGTGATAAGCAACCAGCACCGGTGCGCCAGCTGCTTCGGTCAGTATGCTGTCCAGCGCCTGTAGTTTGGTGTCATGCAGTTCTGACCAACTTCCGGTGTCGTCTGTGTATACTGCGCCACTGGCGATTTGCAGACACTTCAGTGTCTTTGCCGCGGCGTTCGGTGCTTCGATGCCTTCGCCATTCAGCTCGAGGAACATTTCCTTTTCCATTTCACGATACTGCTGACGGGCCTTCGGCGGCATATCCACGCGGATTACGTTATGGATGGGGTCTTTGATATCGAACCAGTCGGCCGCATCCAGCGAGAGGGTCACATCGGCTAATGCTCGCTGTATTTCACCCTGTGAGTGAGCAAAAGGCTCCAGTTTAGTCCAGCTCTGTCCCGGAAACTGTATCGAGTTGAACCAGCGTGAGGTAAACGCGCCGTAAGTGCGCCCGAGACGTTGCCCTTGGTCCACAAACCACGATTGTCCCCACAAATCTACCAGGCCGTTCGGTGCTGGCGTACCGGTGAGATTTATCCAGCGCCGGACATACTTATGCGCCACTTTGCCCAGCGCCGCCGCGCGCTTACCACCACCTCGCAGCCGGAAGGATTTTAGCCGGGTGCTTTCATCTGGAATGACAGTACCGAACGGCCATCGTTCTCCCAATTCCTCAACCAGCCAGACAAGGTTATCGTAGTTGATGGTGAAAACGCTCGCGTTGCTGTTCGCCAGCGCTGCAGAGCGCGCTTTGGCGTTACCAACAATCGGCTGCACCTCGATATTGCGCAAATGCCCCCACTTCATTGCTTCATCCGGCCAGGTGTTTGCTGCAACACGTAGCGGCGCGAGGACCAGCGCGGGGCGTGTTTCTGCCCCTGCCATGAAAAGATCTTCCAGCGTAGTGAGTGTTGCTACGGTTTTACCCATCCCCATCCCTGCCCAGATGTTGCCGCGCAGGGTTTCGATTTGGTGATTGATGATCAGGTCTTGATACGGGCGGGGGGTGAAAATTTGTCCCATAGTGTTTTAGCCAGTAGGGCGCGGGTAATCCCGCGCAATAATGTCAGATTAGATCGGTGTAGTAGGTGAAGTTGCCAAACTGCGGATGTCTCCAGCGCTTGCGGTTACCTTTCGGCGGTGTCGATTCGTTTAACAGCTTTTGAGCTGCTTGTTCGATCGCTGGGAGCTTAACGAGCAATCCCCGAACACAGGTGTCTGAACGTACCGGTATCCTGGCGAAGCCGATCAATTTCCGGCATGTTGAATCAGATAAACCTGTTTTCCATGCTGCTTTGCTGACGGGGACATATTCACCGTTACTGTGTGGTTGTGACTCTCTGACTTGTTGTTTTAAGTCTTCTACCCAGTTGGTTTCATGTCCCGGAGTTGAAAGCGTTACGTTTTGAACTTGCCGGGGAGCCATCACTTCGACAATTGCTTTCATCGTGGCGGATGCCGTAGCTTCTGCAACGACACGGGCAAACTGAACGATGTTGTCGTTTACCTGAATTGCAGGAGCTGGCACCGGTAATGATGCCGGACGAGGTTGCTCTAATTCAATCTTCATCGCCTGCCACTGTTCGATGAGTGCCAGCCGGCGTTTTGCGTCGTAACCGGTGACGAGAGTCATGGAAAGATTTTCATCAAGCCAAATCTCGTCGATGACATCACGTCCCTTGTATTCTTTGCGCTTGATAATAAATCCTTTAAAATCATCATCATCCAAATCTGGACTATAGATTTGTAACTGTTCAAGCATAGCCAGAATATCCCGTACAACATGCTTATGCTGTTTGCCAGTGACTTCTGCAATTTTCCGGCTGCCCATCATTGGTTGCTTGGTATCGTTTATCAGTGTTAAAGTATTCATGCTGTATTCTCCATTCAGTAAAAGATGCGCTGGTAGCTGCAACTATCAGCGTGTTTTGTTTATTCATCCCACGGCTTGTTTGCTGCTTCCCTTGCGGCCTGTTGCGCAAAATAAATCAATTCAAAAGCTAACTGCTCTCCTTTCTCCAGCGAACTGAGAAGTCTCGCTGTTTCCAGCATGTCTGCGATATACCCGAAAATATCTGCCTGATGTAACTGTGTGATCTGAATAGCCATAGCTTTAGCCTTGTTTTGTACTCATTGTGAGGACTTTATTTATTAGTACTCACAATGAGGCTTGAAGTCAACATGTTTGTGAGGCATGTTGTCCTCACACTTTCAAGGGATCATATATGAGCAAAAGAGACGACCCGCAGTTGAGGGTACGCATACCAGAATTGCTAAAAGAGGCTTTGGAGAAGAAAGCACGGGCTAATAAGAGAACACTGACCTCTGAGATCGTTAGCCGGTTGGAATCTACTATTCTTCAGGACAAATTACTTCATACATCTAGGGGGTTTGAGGAAGCTGCTGATGAGATTCTCATACTCAGGGATCTTCTCGAGAAACTTAAAACAACGTACCATCGAGAGTATCAGGCCGAATGGGTTTATGAAAACAAATACGAGCTTATTGAAGCGATGGAAAAACTTAAGAAGTTGCTAAATCCTGAGAATGAATAGTGGATTCATCCTCTAAACTTTTACGTAACCGCCGGGTGATTTCGGCGGTTAGTGTTCTGTCGTTTTCTCTGGAAATTTTTTCCAGTGCGTCTTTCAAGTCTTGCGGGATGCGTACCCGCAATTGTGGGTCGTCACGTTTACTCACAATATCCCCTCCAGATTTTTGCTATCCAGCACCACTACGGTAAAGCCCAGTTTCCGCAGACGTTCATGTTCGCGCAATTGGTCAGGCCGTGGTGGCTTGCCGGGTGATTTACATTCAACGAAAACGATACGACTACCGGGTAGCAGGACAATGCGATCCGGTACCGAGCGGTGACCGGGAGATACAAACTTAAAGGCCACTCCGCCAGCTTTTTTCACTTCAGCGACGAGGTGCTTTTCGATAAGGCTTTCACGTTCATAGGCCATCTGAATCCCACTCTTCAAAAAGCACATTCAATTCCAGTTTCTCTGCCAACGCGTTTTCTGCACGTGCGCCAGCAGAGTACTCCCACTCTTTGAGCATATAAATCGTATCGGCACAGCGAAGCATTGCGAGGCAGATGTCCATATACTGAGCCTGTGTCAAACCATTGGGTAAAGTTGCGGGGTTAAGCACAACATATCCCTTGTCCGTTAGCCTCTTTGCTGCGGAATGAAAAGCCGGGCGGTTAAATTGCTCGTAACCGCTCATCGGCCCGGCAACGTAAACGATCATTCTTCGACCGCCTTACGCTTTTCACGCATATTCTGCATCAGGCAAAAATCAGATCTGCGTTCACTCCATTCCTGATTCAGTTCGTGATGTGATTCGCGGTTGGCTTTTGCCCAGACCTTCGCTGCCCGGTCATATTCGCCGAATTGTTCAAGTCGCAAAGCCTCCCTTGCAGCCCTGTAATAAAGTGGATTATCCCGGTATTTAGATGGCATAGGAGTTAATCCTTACGGTAGTGGTACGCCTCAAAACCGCCAGCGTTCAGTGGGATATCGGGCGCCCATTCGGGGTTAGTGGAGAGAAGCGCGGAAAGCGCTTTATCGTTGAAATCTTCTGTGTCAGGTGATTCGGTGATCACCTCGTCGTGTACCGTCAGCACAATGCTGTAACCGGCATCTTCGATAAGCGGCATGTTTCCGGCCAGAACGTCGCGGGCGGCCTCCTGGGTGACGTTCTCCACCAGCTTTCCGCCGTAGGTTTTGAGTCGTTGCCATTTACGCGAATAAGAGTTAACACCCATGTAGGTGATATTCCCTTGTTCGATAACCGGAGACGGGTAGCATACAGCGCGTCCGGATGGTAGCTGTATGCGCAGCCACGCGCCATCGCGGCGGATTTTAAGATAACCGCAATACAATGTTTTTTGCGGTGTGGCGATTGCTGTGCGGACAGTGCGCTCCAGCTCGTACCAGAAATCGCAGGTCGCCGGGTGCGCCCTGCGCCAGAGACGTTTAAGTGAGTCGCAGGCGATAAATACCCGTTCAGAAAGCCCGTAGGTTGACTTGCGTTTAACCGATTCGTCGTACCAGCTTTTCGCCTCGCGGATAACATCGCGGGGAATGTTTGGTAGTGCGGCGTTCGCCAGCTCGTCGAGATCGAGACCGTAAACCAGTGCAAAAGTGATGAAGGCCGACACACCACCACCATAACCCAGACCGAGTTCCATGACTTTACCGATCTGACGCATGTGTTTATCAACATCATCTGGTGCAATATCGAAAGCTTTTGCATACGCCAGTTTATATAAGTCCGGACCCGTTCCGGCGTCGTACTCTCTGAATGCATTCAGTTTCCATTTTTCTCCCGCCAGCCATGCCAGCATACGGCCTTCAATGTTCGACAAGTCACTTACCACCAGCTTTTTGCCTGTTGGCGCGATAATGCAGCCACGTAACGCTGAACTGGTTAGTTCCATGATATTGTCAAACAGCAGGTCTGCACATCCGGCTTTCAGTGCTTCGATGCCTTCGTCTATTTGTTCCTGTTTTAGTGAAGGGCGGGGAAGGTTCTGGGGCTGGAATAGCCGTCCGGCCCAACGACCGGTACGTGACGCCCCGCAGAACTGTAGTGTACCGCGTAAGCGTCCGTCGTGGCTTACGCCTTTCATCAGTGCCTTGTATTTACTGGTGCTGGTAGTACTGGCCTGCAGGCGGATAGCCAGCAGTTCTTTCACGGCAGATGGTAAATCGGGGTCGGCTATACGACGTTCTAGGGTACTGCGTTGCATGTCTGGTAGCTCCACACCGTAGGATTCAACGATGTGCTTAATCAACGCGTCTCGTTGTGTGGCTGCCTGCACTTCGCCATCAGTCATTTCCTGTGTACGCTTTGCCAGGCGCTTTTGTTCTTGGTCTACCGCGTCGATCGCAGCGCGTGCGAGTTCCACGTCCATGCAGACGCCCCGGTCATTGATCTGCTGATCACGATGCCAGAGCGCCAGCTCTGTCCCCTGATAATTCCACTTCGGCAGACGTTTATAGACTTCGCGCATTGCCTCGATATCCAGTCCGGCGTAAGCAACAAAGCGCCGCCATTCTTCCGGGTGGGTTTTACTGGTGGCCCGACGCAGTTTGCTGTTTTTCGGGCGTGGCTTACAGAACAGCTGGATCAGCGCTTTACCTTCTTTGTCCTTCGCTTTGTCTTGCGGGACGCCTAGTACTTCGCAGAGTTCCCCCAGAGACCCCGGGAGACCGTGCGCCAGCGCCTGCACCATCGTGTCGCGCCAACGTTCGACTGGCGGTGCCAGTCGCGGCATTGCATAACGCAGAACGGTGCGGTCGAAGTGAGAGTTATGGAAATAAAGCAGGGTTTCAGGGTCTGCGATTGCTTCGTATAAGCCGTGTGGAATACCACCACCGGCAGTGATATCCCACACGTTTACTGGCCCGTCGTTGATAGCCCATGCGAAAAGCATCACTTCAACGCCTTCGGCATACGCATGGGTGCCGTTCGTAATAGGGATTTCGCAATAGGTTTCTAGGTCGCCCCATAGTATATTGGACATGGTATTTATTCCGAAGGGTTAGTTGTATGGAAATAAAAGATGTTATTGCACTTGTCGGACTCATAATCCCAGGTATAACCGCAGCAGTCGGTGTTTATAAATTATTGAATGATGTTAGTTGGTTTTTGTCGAAAACAACAAAATTCTCACATATTCTTGAAAATTATCGGGAGTATATTGATCCTTCTGAGTTAGAGTTTATGAAGGCAGAAATAAAAAGAGAAATCAAAAAAAGCATCTTGGGTATGGTTAATTTGAAACTTAGGCCGTTAATTCTTTATATAAGAACGTATTCTGAATTAGATATGCCATCTTGGCGGTGGTGGTTCTTAGCACCTCATATTCAATGTAAATATGATAGATTTTTTATACCTTATAAAGGTAAATATAAACGATATCGCTTGCATTCTAAAATTGCAGCTATTTTTTATTTGGGGTATGGCCTAATATTTCTGTGTTTGTTGCTAAATAAGGGTACTGTTTATATGGTTCTCGGCGTTGTTGTAATGTTGTTTTGTTTGTTTACGTTTTTTATGTTCTGGACTCTTTTCCCGGGGCGAGAAGTTATAAATAAGTATAATTTACAGTTATTGAAAGTAGATGCAAGTAAGTATCAGGTCAAATGATATTATCGACCTGATACATTGATGCTTTAAATTAGTGCTTCAGCATCAGCACCTTCGCTGATATCGTCGAAATCGTCAGCGCTTGCCACTCCGCCGCCAGCGAATGCATCGCCGTCTCGCAGGAACTGGACTCCGCCGAGTGAGGCATTAATGCGTTTACCGAAATTATTGTCCTGTGCCCAGATATCGATAACGGCGTTTACATAGCACCCTGCATAGGGACGTCCATCAGCCTGAATTAGTGGCGAACGATCGCGATCAAGAACAGCTGGGCGCGCTTTGTTAGCAGCGTTCAGGAAGAAATTGCTGGGAAAGCCTTCATACTCTGCTTTTTCATCACCATCATGCAGGCACAGATTGAGTTTTTTCTCCAGCTGGTTATAAATGGACTCCCACTTCTCCCCCCATTTTTCCTTCGCTACCTGCTTCATAGCTTTACGGATTTCTTCCAGTTGTGGGTGTTTGGGAGACATTAAAAATACTGCGGAGAAACGCGGATCGCCTTCGCCGTTTACAGTTTTAGCTTCAAACAGAGACGGGAAGGCCAGACGAACATTGTTCAACTTCAGTTTCATGGGTATTTCCTTAAATCAGATGAGGTCTGCGGTTAGCGTATCGTCGGATACGTCGTCGAAATCATTTACAGGGTTGATATTGAGTGCGGGGCGTGGGTCTGACTCGGGAACGACGGTGGGTTTACCATCAGCTCGTGTTATCAGTGCCTCGACTTTTGACCAACGGCGCGGACTGGCCTTTTTGATAAGTTTTTCGGCTTTTGTGGGGCTAATAAGTTTAAAGTCGAATACTTCTTCAGTTTTGTACCTGAACTGGTCCTTCAGAAGTGCGCGAGCTGCCTCTTCATCACTCCAGGCCCGGTTACCTTGTTTTCCTGTTACCAGTTTAAACCCCGGTACTGGATGTCCGGCATTGAGTTCATTGTGAACCCGGTCCCGTACTGCCTTTAGCCAGGATTCAATAAAGTCGGCCTGGCTATAGATCTCCGCAAGCTGCTCAATGGTTAACAGAGGTACACGTGCGCTGGCATTGGTGATTATTTCGCTGACAGGCTTTGTCAGATCTTCAAAATCGCTGGCCGCTGTTTGTAAATGCTGCATTTTCTGGGCAGTGCAAATAGCTTTTGCTTTACAGAAGCGGCACTGTTTTTCTCCAGGTATGAAGTTTTCCAGCGGTAGTGTCTCAATGCCTTCGCATTCAGCAATATTGAGAACAAGGATCGCACTGGTTGCGGCCTTCTGTGCCCGTTCACCGAAAGACTGAAGTTCCTGTACGGTTAACGACCATTCTGAAACGTGGTTGAGCCTTGGCTGGTGAATAAATAATCTTACAGTCTCAAAGTCATACAGCATGCTGAATTGTTCGAGCGCACCCAGAGCATACAGTTGTAGTTGCTCATTTTGTTCTGCATCAATGCGGACGCCTTTGCCATATTTCAGGTCGTGGATTTGTAATTCGTTACCAGCGATGATTATGCCGTCGGCAGTTCCGAAAGATTCTTCCACACCCGTTATATGTGAGAAATCAACACGTTGTTCAACCAATAGTTCATTATTCTGTGCAAGAGTCCAGACCGTATCAACATACCGGCCAACGGCGTCGACCATTTCATCATCCACCTGTGGGCCAGATGTATCATCAGGATTTTCGCGAAGGGGGTATGAGCCGAGAAACATAGAAACATTGCATCCGGCGTAGTGTTCCGGGTGGCTTTGCCTGTTTCGTAGAACTTTTTCAGCAAGCGCGTGCGCTGCAGTGCCCTCGATTGCAAAAGTTGTTTCTTTATCCGGTTGTGTGGCCTCCAGCGCCAGACTTCCTGGGCAGCGCATCCATCGATGCGCTGATGATGGAGAAAGTTGTGCGTGAACGTCTGGCATGATTAACCCTCCAGTGCTTTTTCAGCCAGGGTGATTACTTCAGCGAGATTTTCATCCGTTACTTCACCAAGTTTCCTGGCTCCCTGTTTTTCCAGAATTGCAATAGCTTCTGCCCGGTAACCCCCTTTTGCTAACTGGAGGATCAACCCTTCAGCTTGTTTGCGTAGTGCCGCGAAATCAATTGTATGGTCATCTTTGGCGTCATTATTCTGGCTGGAATTTGCTGCGTCTCTGCGTGCAAATTCTTCCTGCAGCTGAAGGTACTCAACACGGTTGATCTCGATATGGCCTTTTTTCAGCATCTCGTTCAACTTGCGTAAGGTGTGGAGTTCACTGGCTGCTGTGCCGGATACATTTTTGACGTAAAACGGCCCCGTGCGTTCTCCATCTTTGTTACTGGCCTTTTTCGGCTTAACTTCATCACGCCCATCCGCAGGTGCATCAAGTAGCTGCTCGGCAAAAGCACGTCGCTCGCCGATGGTTGGCAGGTCGTCCCAGAACTTAAGAATGTTACGGGACAGGTCCAGAAGAGCGGATTTATGCAGTGCCTTGGCTCGTTTGACGCCCTGCAATGCGCTGTCGAGAGCATCAATCTGAACTACTCGTTTATCGCCTTCAGCATCACGGTAAGCAACAGCACGTTGCAGCATGTCTTCTGTGATAGGAGTGGCTACCGGGTAGAAACCAGCCAGTGCGATAACGTCGCTGAACTCCAGATCATCCAGTGTCATTGCCGCTGACATATTTTCAGTTTCAGTTGCTGTATCCCGACATTCCTGCACTCGTGAAATCGTGTCAGGATGCATAACAATACCTGATGCCATTGTGCGGATAAGACGTTCAAGCAGCGCATTATGTTGTGCCAGAAGTTGATTATTAAGTTCGAGACTGGTTTCTAAACTCATACTGTGGTCCTCGCTACAAGGAGAATGAAAGTGATGATCAGACCGAGCGCAGTGACAACGGCCAGACCGGTCATCAAATCGAAGTTTTTACGGCGATAACGGAGAACATCGCGCCCCGTCAGTCGATGGATGTGTTCAGGTTTCATTGGTTGTATTCCTTTTTTCATATCGGGGAGCGCGCTGTTGCGAGTGCGCTTTCAGACATAAAAAAGCCCGTCACTTGAGGCGGGCAAAGACTACACACAGCAATTACATGGATGATTCAGTTGGTATTGTGCGTACGTGGTACCACAAGGTTGAAGCGGACACGCCAGTGCGTTGCAATGGTATGCAGGAAAGCACCACATCTAGGGCAGTGCTCATAACATTCGTTGATTTGGTATCGTTTTGGCTTTGGTGTCTGAAGCTGTGTTTGGCAAGCAGGGCATTCACCTTTGAGCGGTTTATACGTTTTCACGCCGTTTCCTCATTCAGTTCACTTTGGTGGTTCGGCGGCTTCGACTTGTATCAGTAGACAGTGCTTCGCCGCACCCCAAAGGGAACTTACTGATCCGTATTGCCGACATCCTGTCCCGCCACGGTCCCGACGCATGGTTTAGAGTCGCGCCGTTCGACTTGTGGTTTAAATATCTGTGTATAGATATCTTAACTTTATGTATATAGTTAAGACCTCTAAACTCACAAAGTCAAGTGTTGTAGTTAAGAAAAGTGAACTTTTTCGGATAGGTAAAGAAAAGCCCGCTTAGGAAGCGGGCATGTGGTATAGAGTGAATTTACGCTCAGAGCAGAACGGAGTACCAAAATACTTGGCCTATAATCCTGATTTTATTAGCCTCTTGATTAAAATACTCTTCGTCTGCGTATTCATCCCTATTGAAAGAGCGTATCCGGAGTCCGCTTGGGAGACGGTACAATAGTTTGACACGAAGTAATCCGTCTTGGTCTATAGCGTACATTTGACCATCTTTTACACCTGTTTTTGATGTATCTATGCCGACGACAGCGCCATCCGGTAATACTGGTTCCATGCTGTTGCCGTGGATGCTGACACAAGCCGCACAATTTACGTCAACACCTGCTTTGCGCAACGTTGAACGGGCGAATCTTAACTTACATCCCATTCGATCTATATCAACATAAGTACCATTACCGGCAGATAGTTCAATTTCCTGATAGAACGGTATTTCCACTTCATCATCCTCTAATGGCGTTGATGAGTCCCATACAGAAAACCCCCCCTCAACTTGTGCATTAGAATGTATTTCTTTGGTATCGCTTGTTTTGCCTGAAAGTAGCCACTCTGGAGAAACGTTCAATGCTGCGGCCAGATTTATAAGATTTTTCCCGTTAGGTGTGGTGTTTCCGGATTCCCATTGTGAAATCGTGGCTTTAGTTAGACCAATACGTTTAGCAAGCGCATCCTGCGTTAGGTGGACATTGCGACGAGCCTCGCGAATACGATCATTAATCATGGTTTTACCCTCATATAGTTTAGTTAGCTTAACTTAATCAGGGTATCGCTTTCTTGACTTGTTGGTTTAGTTTTCTTAACCTCATATAACCATATATTTCCTGGGTAACGGTTATGAAAAAAGCAGAAGCAATTGAGCTTGCAGGAAGTAAAGCGAAACTAGCGAGACTATTGAAGGTTTCCAAAGGAGCCGTATCTCAATGGGGGGAGGAAATCCCAGAGCTAAGAGCTCTTCAACTTGAAAAGATTTTGGAGCAAAAAAATGTAGTCAAACAAAAAGGCTTAACCCATGTCTGATAGCAAACCATGGGGAGCTACGCCTGATGAGTGGTTTCATTTCGACCTGGTATTGGGGCGAACTGCTCATCTTCTCCCAGTTGTATGTAACCCCGGTGCGACTATATCCCCTGACAGTAAACTGAAAGCGCTGGGTAAGACGCCAAGTCGCTATAACCGGGACCGCCAGGTCACCGGTATTGCTCAATGGACCGGGTATGTTGTTACTGAGCATGATTTTGCCCGCTGGTCGAATGAACCGGATTATGGCATCTGCGTGCGTACAGGCCATGGCTGGCTGGCGCTGGACTGCGATAGCGAAGATGAAGACATTCAGGCAGATATTCGCAAAACACTTGTGCAACTTCTGGGTGAGTCGCCGCCGCGACGCTGGCGAGCAAACAGTAATAAGTGTCTGTATCTGCTGGCCGTTGATGGTGATTTCCGTAAGCGTATCCATCGCCTGGCGGGGGATATGGGCATTATCGAGTTGCTGGCGAACGGGCAGCAGTTCGTTGCCTGTGGTACGCACAGCAGCGGCGCGCGTATTGAATGGGACGGTGGTTTGCCGGATGAACCTCCGGCTATTACAGGTGAGCAGCTTGAAACGCTGTGGCAGCGCCTGGCTGAACAACTCCCTGTGTCGGTAACCACCGAAGCGGGCAACACGAAGATGCGCGACCGTTCAGCATTCACGCCCGGCGCGACGGATGATACAGCTGAATATCTTGATGCCAATGGCTGGACGCTGCTGGATGGCGCAAACGGTGAACGATATATCCGCTGTCCGTTTGAAGACGGCCACAGTAGCGGAGGCGATCCAACAAGCACAGTTTATTTTCCTGCGGGAACCGCAGGCTTTGAGCAGGGGCATTTTAAATGCCTGCATGCCAGTTGTGCGCATCGTGATGACGGAGATTTCCTTAATGCCATCGGGATCCGCAACGACGATTTCGAAGATCTGACCAGCACCGAAGTGGCGGAACCTTTACCGCTGCCTGCTTTCGAGCGTGATAAATGGGGGCGTATCGAGGCAACCATCAGCAACGCAGCCAAAGCAGTAGTACGCCCTGATTTTGTGGACATCGATATTCGCTTTGACCAGTTCCGCGACGAAATCATGTTTGCCCCTGCAGGATCCGGACAATGGCAGGCATTCACCGATGCGGATTATGCGCGCCTGCGCATCACGATGGAAAAGCGGGGATTTAAACCTGTTGGTCGTGAACTTATTCGCGATGTGGTGTTACTTGCAGCCGATGAACAACCATTCGATTCAGCGATCACCTGGCTGAACGGACTGGAGTGGGATGGCGTGCCGCGCATCGAATGTTTCTACCATACGCACTTCGGTACCGCCGACACGCCTTATACCCGTGCGGTGTCTATGTACATGTGGACCGCGTTGGCGGGGCGAGTACTGGAGCCAGGCATCAAAGCGGATATGGTGCCGATTCTCGTTGGTCCGCAGGGCTGCGGTAAGTCTTCCGGAGTGGAGGCACTGAGCCCTGATCCTGCGTTTTTTACTGAAATCTCTTTTGCCGAAAAAGACGATGATCTCGCTCGAAAAATGCGTGGTCGGCTGGTGGCAGAGATTGGTGAACTGCGTGGACTTAATACCAAAGAGCTGGAGTCAATCAAAGCATTTGTGACGCGTACTCACGAAAACTGGATCCCGAAATACCGGGAGTTCGCCACCCAGTTTCCTCGTCGCCTGGTGTTCGTTGGTACCACCAATGAGGACGAATTCCTTGCGGACAAGACTGGTAACCGTCGCTGGCTCCCCGTGGAAGTGTCGAAAGTCGACGTGAAAGCGATAAAAAGAGATCTCCTTTTACTTTGGGCTGAAGCTCGTGAGGTGTTTCAGCGTCTGGGGGGGATCCAGTTCCGTGAGGCTGAACAACTAGCAGCGAGTGTCCATGAACAGTACACCATCAAGGATGCTTGGCTTGAAACGGTAGAGAAATGGCTCGACACGCCCGACCTGATGACTAATGAACTTCCGCGAAATTGCGAATTTTTACGCGCAAGTGATGTTTTGCGTGATGCGATTGGGCTAAATCCTGACCGCATCGGAAAACGCGAAGAAATGCGAATTAGTAATGTTTTGCAAAATTGCGGGTATAAGCGTGCCCAAAGGCGAATTGGGGGGAAAAAATGCAAGGTTTGGGAACCGCTGGAACCACGCGGAACCACCTAAAAGAGAAGGTGGTTCCACCTTGCAGACCTTGTGTCAAGCGGGGCGGAACTACTGGAACCACTGGAACCGCCTTTCTACTAGAAACCCCATATATATATAAGTCGATTGAGGGAAAGGTTAGGAAAAGGTGGTTCCAGGTGGGGGCAGGTGGTTCCACTCCGAATTAGCAACTTTTTGCATGTTGATACATGCAATATGCGGATCGGAACTGCGTTATCCACACCCACGGATAAACAGACGTAGTTCTCAGAAAATTTTTTCGTAGCAAAACGTAGAGGTCAGAGCTATGCGTAATATTCAACAGGTTTTAGAGCGCTGGGGTGGCTGGGCTGCCGCTAGCAACACCACAGTGAGCTGGGCTCCAATAGCGGCGGGATTTAAAGGGCTGGTAGTCAGCAGCTCGCCTGGCAGGCTGAGTTGCTGTGACGACGATGGCCTGATTATCGATGCTTGCGTCTGTCGGCTGCAGCAGGTCCGTAAGCCTGAGGAACTGGACGTCATTATGCTGTACTACGTCTACGGGTTAAGCAAACGTGAGATAGGGCGGCGGCGTCGCTGTTCTGAAGGATTTATCCGCCAGCAGTTGCAGGTAGCAGAGGGATTCATTGAGGGGTGTCTCTGCATGCTGGGTGTGAGCCTTCAGATGGATCCTGAGGTCGAAATTCAAAGGGATGAAAAAAGTGTTAGTGCGCTACGCAAAAACTGCGCTACGCTAGTATGAGTTGAATTTCTGACCTCAACGAAGAGCTCCAAATCATTGGGGCTTTTTTAATGCTCTGTTCTCAGTAAAAGTTAATAAAACAGGGTTTTCGTCGCGAAAAAACGCTATGCATTTTTTGCCCTTTTTTATGCACCTTTTATTCACTCGAATTTCGTCATTCTGGACCACTTAAGTTGATTAAATAGGCCTTTCATCGCAAATCTATTGCGAGCGGGGATCGTGTGGTTCCTATAACGTACATTATGTTAAATAACATCCTTTTTTAACAAATTTAACAAGGTTCGCTATGGCGAACTTTTTTTGTATTCAGGGCCCACCGAAGGACGGTTCATACCCCAATCCTACGGGCGTATACGCAGGGCCCGCCTTTCAACAACACCCCGTAATGGCGGAGGTGGGAAGTATGAAAATGCACAATGCTCCTCATTCCTGGCCTGACTTACTGGAACTCTTACAAAGTTGGTGGCGTGGAGATACGCCGTTGGGCGCAGTGGTTATGTCAATTGTTATGGCTGGCTTGCGCATTGCCTATTTTGGCGGTGGTGGCGGCTGGAAACGAAAAACGCTTGAGATTTTGCTCTGTGGTGCTCTGACGCTGACCTTTGCATCCGCTCTTGAGTATGTTGGATGGCCTAAATCGCTTTCTGTTGCCATTGGTGGTGGTGTTGGGCTGATCGGTGTGGATGCTATTCGTGGGGCTGCAATGCGAGTAATCGGTAACAAGTTTGGTGGCTCTAAGGAGTAATTCATGCAGACACTAAATTCCCAACGTAAAGCTTTCCTGGATATGGTGGCATGGTCAGAAGGAACGGATAACGGGCGACAACCGACACGTAATCACGGTTATGACGTTATCGTCGGAGGTGAGTTGTTCACTGATTACTCCGATCACCCTCGTAAACTTGTCACGCTAAACCCGAAGCTTAAATCAACAGCCGCAGGACGGTATCAGCTTCTTTCACGCTGGTGGGATGCCTACTGTAAGCAGCTTGGCCTGAAAGATTTTTCGCCAGAAAGTCAGGACGCTGTGGCGCTGCAGCAGATTAAAGAGCGTGGCGCTTTACCGATGATTGACCGTGGCGATATTCGTCAGGCAATCGACCGTTGCAGCAATATCTGGGCGTCGTTACCTGGTGCAGGTTACGGTCAGTATGAACATAAAATCGGTGACCTGATTTCCAGGTTTAAAGATGCTGGTGGGGTGGTAAATGAAGCTGACTTATAAGATTGTCATCGCGGCATTTTTCTTCTCTGCCTTTGGGGCGCTCGTCTGGTCTGCAAACCATTACCACAGCAAGTATCAGGCAGAAAAGTTGCGGGCTGATAAAGCGGAAGGTGAAGCTGAATATCAAGGGAAAGTGATAGCTAATCAGGCATTAAACTTCAATCGTTTTAACCAGATAGCAGAAAACGCAAGCCGATTAAATTCTCTGGTCGACATCGGTCACGAGAAGACAGTCATCAAATACCGTGAGGTTCTGCTCCGTGAAAAGAACTGTGATTTCCCTGTTCCTGTTGATATTGCTGTCGGGTTGCTCAACTACGCGAACCGTTTACGCGCCAGCGCATTGCACGCCGATTCCGGGGACATTGACTCAGCCGGTGATCGTGCCACTACCACCAGAACGTTGACATATTGCCAGGCTGTTCTGTGGATTAACCCACTGTTGGCGGCCATCGAGAAGGCGAATAACCAGTTGGCTGGTGTCCGACAAATAGAACAGTCCCGGTAATAGCATTACAGAAGCTCTTCCAGGAGGGGCTTCGATAATGACCTGATAACTGGAAAATAAAATGACTAAGAAGCTGAAAGCAAAACACGAGGTGTTTTGTCGCGAGTTTCTTGTCGATCTGAATGCTACACAAGCAGCTATTCGCGCAGGCTACGTCTCCAGGCGAGCACATGTTACGGGGGCTGAACTATACGGTAAACCTGAGATACGCGCCCGTATTAACGAGCTAAAGCAGGAGCGTATTGATCAACTGGGCATTGATGCGAATTATGTGCTGATGCGACTGGTTGAGATCGACAGGCTCGATGTGGCTGACATCCTGGAGGACGATTTAAGTATTAAGCCTCTGTCTGCGTGGCCGGAATCGTGGCGTCGGTACCTGAGTGGATTTAACCTCGCTGAAATGTTTGAGGGGCGGGGAGATGACAGAGAAATGGTCGGGATCCTTAAAAAGATTAAGTGGCCTGATAAGGTTAAAAACCTTGAGTTGCTTGGGCGTCATGTTTCTGTTCAGGCGTTTAAAGACAACGTCAAAAATGAAGTGACTGGCGCTGATGGAGGACCCGTCAGAACAGAAATTACCAACTTAACGCCGGAGCAGGCTGCAGAGGCGTATAGAAAAATGATGGGCTAAGTATGCCGTTACCATTCCCCTTCGATTTTAAACATCCTGATTACCAGATGGTTTTTGAATGGCGGATGGAACGCCTACAGCGCATTCGCCAGAATCCTGAAATATTGCCCGTATTGAAGCAGTTTTACCGAACCAATCCGGCTCAGTTCATCATCGACTGGGGCATGACAACGGACCCGCGTAATATTGATTATGGCCTGCCGGTGACCATTCCGTTTTTACTCTTCCCTAAGCAGGAGGAGTGGATCCACTGGATTATGGAACGCTGGGGCAATCGGGAGAATGGTATTACCGAAAAATCCCGTGAAATGGGGCTCAGTTGGACCGCGATCGGACTGGCCTGCTCGCTTTGTCTCTTCAACAAAGAAATGGTTATCGGTTTCGGCTCCCGTAAAGAGGAATACGTCGACAGCACTGGTGACCCGAAAGCATTGTTCTGGAAGGCACGCAAGTTCGTGGAAACGCTACCTGTAGAGTTTCGCGGTTCGTGGAGTGAGAAGAAGCACGCGCCATATATGCGTGTTGAGTTTCCTGAAACTGGTGCCGTTATCAAAGGCGAGGCTGGCGATAATATTGGTCGTGGTGACCGTACCACGCTTTATCTGGTTGATGAGGCTGCATTCCTTCAGCGTCCTCTGCTGATTGATGCGGCGTTGTCACAAACGACGCGTTGCCGTATCGACCTGAGTTCAGTTAACGGCATGGCTAACCCGTTCGCTCAGAAGCGTCATGGCGGGAAGATACCGGTATTCACATTCCACTGGCGGGATGATCCTCGCAAGGATGAAGAGTGGTATCGCAGGGAATGCGAGAAAATCGATAATCCGGTGGTGGTGGCACAGGAACTTGATCTGAACTACAGCGCATCAGCGGAAGGCGTTCTGATTCCATCCGAATGGGTACAGGCTGCCGTTGATGCGCATATCAAACTGGGTATCCAGCCAACAGGCAAACGACTTGGCGCGATGGATGTAGCCGACGAAGGCAGGGACAAAAATGCCTTTTCCACCCGTCATGGCTTCCTCCTGGAAAATGTGCGGGAATGGTCCGGTGTGGGCAGCGACATTTATCAGTCCGTCGAGAAGGTTTTCGGCTTTTGCGAACAGGACAACCTCGAAGAGTTTCGCTTTGACGAGGACGGGCTGGGCGCTGGCGTTCGCGGCGATGCACGCGCTATCAACGAACTGCGTAACGCTGCGCGTCGACCGTCAATACTTGCCACACCGTTTCGAGGTAGTGGCGCGGTATTTGATCCGGATGATGAAGCTGTTCGCGGGGACAACGGGCAAGCAGCACGTCTGAACAAGGACTTCTTCGCTAACGCCAAAGCCCAGAGCTGGTGGCGGTTACGTAAACTTTTTCAGAATACCTGGCGCGCCGTGGTTGAAGGTATGGCTTACAACCCGGACGAAATCATCTCAATCAGCAGTAGCATGGCACTCAAAGATAAACTCATCATCGAGCTTTCGCAGCCGACCTATTCCATTAATGGTGTGGGAAAAATCGTTATTGATAAACAGCCTGATGGAACCCGATCGCCAAACCTTGCCGACTCGGTGATGATCAACTATGCCCCAATGAATTCAGCCCTGAACATCTGGGAGCTGCTAGGGAGACAGGCCTGATGGCACGAAACAAACAAGCCCTGCGGCGAACTGCGCAGGCTACAGCTGATGGTTATGAGAATTTTATTGCCCGCGTAGGGATGCAGACACCTAACCAGCACTCAGCATCCACCTACCGGGCTAATTTCACCAGTCGTAACCGCATGCTGGTGGAATGGTCCTATCGTTCATCCTGGATCATCGGCGAAGCAGTCGATGCTATCCCGGATGATATGACCCGCAAAGGCATTCGCATCACTTCGGAAATTGATGCAAAAGATTGTGGCATTCTCGAATCACAACTGGATGAGTTGCAAATCTGGGATGCGCTGAATGACGTGCTGAAATGGTCGCGCCTCTACGGCGGCGCGGTGGGTTTCATCATGATTGAGGGGCAGGCACCAATGACCCCGCTGCGACCCGAAACCATCGGTAAGGGCAAGTTTAAGGGGATTCTCCCGCTCGACCGCTGGATGATCGACCCGGTACTGACCCGCCGCATTAAAGATATGGGGCCGGACCTGGGTAAACCTGAGTTTTACGATGTGGTGACCACAGCAACGGGAATTCCTGCCTGGCGCATTCATCACAGTCGCCTGATTCGCTTTGATGGCGTCACGCTGCCATTTCAGCAGAAGATGACCGAGAACGAATGGGGAATGTCGGTTGTAGAGCGTATCTGGGATCGTCTTACCGCGTTCGACAGCGCTACTGTCGGCGCGGCGCAGCTGGTCTACAAAGCGCATTTGCGTACCTACAGCGTGGAGAAGCTACGCGAGCTTATCGCACTTGGTGGTCCTGCGTATGAAGCGTTGCTGAAGAATATTGACCTGATTCGACAGTTCCAGAGCAATGAAGGCATGACTCTCATGGACTCGCGGGATAAGTTTGAAACCCATCAGTACAGCTTCAGTGGTCTGGATGACATCCTTTCACTGTTTGCAGAACAGATTAGTGGCGCTGTTGGTATCCCACTGGTGCGGTTGTTCGGACAGTCCCCGAAGGGATTTTCTACCGGCGATGCAGACCTTGCCAACTATTACGACCGGGTAAGCTCGTTGCAGGAGAGGCGTTTACGTCTTCCGGTGCGGCGGATACTGGACATCATGCATCGTTCGGAGCTTGGCAAGCCGCTGCCGGACGATTTCACGTTTGAGTTTAACCCGCTCTGGCAAATGTCTGATGTCGATCGCTCAACGGTGGCGTTAAACACTACCAACGCAATCAGTACAGCGCTGGGTGATGGTCTGATGACACTGAAAGCCGCTATGACTGATTTGCGAGAAAATTCTGACGTAACCGGCATCGGGGCATCCATTACCGACGAGGACATCGAGAATGCCGAAGATGAAGCGCCGCCCGGCATCGGCGAACCTGATGACGAACCGCAGGAACCGTCAGGCGGAAATCCGGTATCGAACCAGCCTACGCAGGATAGCGCGGGCGGTCGGGGACATCGTAAATGGTCACTACGATGGTTCAAATGACAGTATCACGGAAATTATTGAGGCGCTGGAACGCTACAGTGAAATCATCACACCCTGGGCGACAAAGGTCGCGGAAAACTTTACCGCCGATATTGTGCGCAAGAATGATGAGCAGTGGCGTAAACACAGCAAAACCATCAGCCGTGAGCTACGCAATCTGGTAAACAGTGCCCCGCCAGGGCAGGTGATGAAATCCATCGTTGCTGAACAGGTTAAGTACATTAAATCGCTACCCCTCGAGGCGGCTGACAGGGTGTACGACATCCAGAATCGGGCGATTGAAGCTGTTGTGACCGGTGGGAGAGCGGAACATTTTGCTAAAGAAATAGCCGCATCGGGTGATATAGCAAAGTCCAGAGCTGACCTGATTGCCCGTACTGAACTTGGACGTGCAACCGGCGCGCTGGATCAGGCGCGTGCGCTGGCAATTGGTTCGAATGGTTATATCTGGCGTACAGCCGAAGATGGTGACGTCAGGCATTCTCATCGGGAAATGGAAGGTAAATTTGTCGAATGGGGCAAACTTCCAACGCTTGATGGCATGACCGGTCACGCTGGCGAGCTCCCGAATTGTCGCTGTTATAAAGAAATCGTTTTTCCCACCTCCCATTCTTATCCCGCCTGAATCGCAGGTAACACATGAAATATTTTTTCAATACCCGGCTGGGGGAAACCCGCTATCAGCTGGCTGACGGCTCGTTGCTGTGCAAAGACGTGCCGATAGGACGAACAGGTAAGCAGCTCTATGGTGCTGATGACCTGCCAAAACTGAAACCCGATAAGTTCGGTGAAATAGTCGTCACGCGTTCTCCTGAGCAGGTATTCCATCCGGCCACGCTTGCCTCATTCGAAGGGATGAGCATCACGATTCTGCATCCTGAAGATGAAAACGGGAATGTGCGGCTGGTAAATCCCGAGAACTGGAAAGAGCTTGCTGTCGGGCACCTCCAGAATGTCCGGCGCGGGACGGGTGAGCAGTCTGATTTGATGCTGGCTGACCTTATCGTCAAAGACGAAAGCGCCATTCAGCTTATCGAAGATGGCCTGCGCGAAGTGTCGTGCGGCTATGACGCGGAGTATGAGCAGACCGAGCCAGGTAAAGCCGGGCAGGTCGATATTACCGGAAACCATGTGGCTCTTGTCCCTAAAGGCAGAGCCGGAAATCGTTGTGCAATTGGAGACAGAGACACAATGGCAAATCAAAAGAAAAGCTGGTGGACCCGCATGCGCACGGCCATCAAAACGGGTGACGCTGACACCATGAACGAACTGGTGGAGTCGGCTCCCGCATCGGTTACAGGAGATGAGGGGGATTTGCCGCAGGGCGTTAATCTCAACATCAACCTGTCCCCGCAGCAACCGCTACCGGACAAAGCACCAGAGATGGGCGGAGGTCCAACCGGCGACAGTGATGATGACCTCAAAACATTACTGAAAGCCCTGCTGGCTAAGCTGGAAGGAAATGCGACGGGCGATAACGACAATAAGCCTGACGATAATCCGACCGGTGACGGCGAGGACGATGAAGAGGAAACCACGATTACTGGTGACTCAGCCTGGCGTGCCGAAGTTATCGTTCCGGGTATCGATCTGAGCCGTAAGATGAAACCGACCGCGTTCAAACGCGAGGTTCTGGCTTCTGCTGACAAAACGCTGGTTCGCCAGATAGTCGGTGATGCGGATATCCGCAAATTGCCGAAACAATCGGTCGACATGGCGTTTAATGCCGTGTCTGAGATTGCCAAAGGGCGAAACACCCGCGCCACCACTGGCGATGCACAGCGCCCAAATATAGGCATGACCAGTATCGCTTCCCTGAACAAACAAAACGCTGAATTCTGGGCAAACCGTAAAGGGTAAAAAATGAATAATGTATTTCTGTACCGGATGCCTGTTGGCATTGCCGGGGCTGTCTCTCGCCCGCAGGACTTAACCGTCGAACCGGTGGTCCTTAAATCCGATAACGCCTTTGCTGCCTATGGGCTGGCTGGTAAATACGATGATGACGGTTTTTTCGTGCCGCTGGCAGATGGTGATACCGCAGACAAGGTGAAGGGGGTCTATGTGCGCCCTTATCCGACCACTTCGCAGCCGGACATGGTTCGCCAGGTGGGGAGTGGCAAGAACTTCCCGGGCGACGCAATGAAGCGTGGCTACGTGACCGTTAATCTCGGTTCTGATTTTGATGCCAGCACCATCAAAAAAGGCGACCCGGTATACGTTGTCGTCTCCACTGATGAATCCATCAAAGTGCCGCTGGGTGGATTCATGGCCACGTCAGTCAGTGGCAAAAACGTGGTGCTGACCAACGCTGAATTCACAGGTGCCGGTGATGCTGACGGCAATGCAGAAATTTCCTGGAAGATTTAAGGAACAGACGAATGATTACTTTTGATCAGGCAACCGTTGACAGCTCTGGTGCCTTTCTCATCGGGGAGCTGGAGCGGCTCGACCAGACGCTGAACCTGCCACTGGTGGGGTACACCTGGACCCGCGATATCCAACTGCGTGAAGATGTCTCCATCGCAGATGACATTTCCAGCTGGACGAATACCAGCTTCGCCGCTGCGGGTACTGGTGCAAATCCGAATGGCAAAAACTGGGTAGGCAAAGACTCAACCGCTATTGCTGGCGTAAACGTGGATATCGGCAAATCCGGTAACCCGCTGAACCTGTGGGGGATGGAACTTGGCTGGACGGTCATAGAATTGCAGGCTGCTCAGCAGGTCGGACGCCCGATCGATACGCAGAAGTATGACGGGATGCAACTGAAATGGCAGATGGATAACGATGAACAGGTGTATGTTGGCGATTCCGCATTAAACCTGAAAGGTCTTGTTACCCTGGACGGTGTGCCTGTCAACAACGCTGCCAAAACGTGGGCAACCTCAACACCGGACGAAATCCGCGCAAGCATTAACCAGGTGCTGTCTGATGCGTGGGCCGCTTCCGGTTACTCTGTGGTTCCGCGTGATTTGCTGATCCCGCCTGAGCAGTTTGCTCTGTTGTCCAGCATCATCGTTTCATCTGCGGGTAACCAGTCCCTGTTGACGTACCTTCAGACCAACACCATCAGCTATCACCAGAACGGTGTTCCGCTGAATATCCGCGCGGTTAAATGGCTGAAAGGCCGTGGTGTGGGGGATAAGGATCGCATGGTTGCGTACACCAACGATAAAAAATACGTCCGCTACCCGCTGGTTCCGCTTCAGAGCGTGCCGGTGCAGTATCGCGGTCTGTATCAGATCGTCACTTACTACGGCAAGCTGGGTGCAGTCGAGCCAGTGTACAAAGAAACCATTTCGTACGTTGATGGCATTTAACAGCCATATGGCCCCCTGGCGGGGCCATTAAGGATGACCCGATGGCAAAAAATAATGCAGTAATACACGTACATACCCCGTTTGTGCTCACGCTTCCCGACGGTTCACGGCGCGAGTTTGTTAAAGGCCGTCATGCTGTGGAGGAAGACGTTGCCACGCACTGGTTCACTCGTGCGCACGCGGAAGTATCCGTTGGCAAAGCCACAGACGCGCGTAACGAGGTAAAAAATGCCAAAGAATCAAAGTCTGCCAGCGGTAAGTGATTTTCGCCGCGACTTCCCGCAGTTTGCTGACCCTGCCAAATATCCCGAAGCGCAAATCCAGTTTCGTCTGAATCTGGCAGATGAACTGCTGAGCGAAAACGTCACCGGCAAAAAGTTGTTTCCGTACTTTGCCGGATTGTTCGTTGCGCACTACATGACGCTCTGGGCGGCTGACAGCAGGGCGATGCTGGCTGGTGGCCCTGGCGGCTCAACCAATGGTGTTCAGTCCTCAAAGTCCGTTGACAAGGTAAGTGTCAGTTATGACATCAGCGCGACGCTGAATCCTGATGCAGGCTTCTGGAATAACACCCGATATGGCGCTGAATTTTATCAGTTGATCACGATGTTCGGTGCAGGCGGTCGCCAGCTATGAGTTTCAAAAGCGGTGTAACAACGAGGGTGGATAACGCTAAGGCCATTCTGGATGCGCTCAGGTCGTTAACCAAAAAAGATGTGCTGGTCGGCATCCCTTCGGAAGACAGCGGGCGGGATGATGTTCCGTTTGGTAATGCGGGCATCGGTTACCTCAACGAATACGGCTCACCAGAGCAGAACATCCCGCCACGACCTCACCTGGTCCCCGGCGTTAAATCGGCAGAAGAGCAGACGGTGCCGCAGCTCAAAGCCGCGGCGCAGGCTGCACTTGATGGTAATGCTGCGGGAGCAGAACGCGCACTCAACCGTGCCGGAACGCTGGCCGCTAATGGCGTCAGGCGTTACATGACCATTACCGGCTTTACGCCGCTTGCTGACAGCACTGTTGAAGCCCGGGCTCGTCGGGGGCGCAAGGGGGCAACACTGGAACTTGCCCGGCGTGCTGCTGGCGAATCTCCGGGAACCGATCTGGCGAAACCATTAATTGACACCGGGCAATATCGCAGAGCCATTACCCATGTTGTGAGAGATAAAGATGCCGACTCTTGATGTAACAGATGTGCTTTTTGACCCCGATTTTTGCGACTTCAATTTGTGGGTAACACGCCGAGTGCAAACGGTGGATGAGGACGGGATCGGCAGCGACAGTGAAGTTAAAAAGCAGTTTGCCGGAGTCGTAACTGTTGATCGCTCTCTGGAAAACCGCCGTATGCAGGCAGGGCAGGTAATCAGTGGTGCAATTCTGATTGTGACGACTGAGCGACTGACGCAGGGACAGACTGGCCGTGATTCCGATATCGTGACGTATCAGGGCCGTGATTACCGTGTGACCTTCGTCGACCCGTATACAGCTTATGGTGCCGGATTCGTTCAGGCGCATTGTGAGTTGCTGCCGTTTGATGGGGGAATTCCGGTTGAGCAATAACACCAGCACAGAGCGCGGATGGCTGATACCAACCAGTGGCGATCCGGATTATGACGAAGCGCTCGACAGGCTGTTAAGCCAGTGGATGCGTAACGTTTCCGGTCTGTCTGCCGGGATGGTTCGTCCGCGCTGGCAGAAAGAGCAGCCGCCACTGCTACCGGCTGAAACGAACTGGTGTGCGTTTGGGGTTATCGGATGGTCAGGTGATGACAGTCCGGCATTCACCAGACAGACCGATGATGGCTCTCAGCTCTGGCGGCATGAAACGATTGAGTGTATGGCTTCGTTTTATGGTCCGGCGGGGATGGTGTATGCGTCTCGGTTTCGTGACGGTATATCTGTACCGCAGAACAACGCAGCACTGAATGCGCTGGGGCTGTCTCTTGGCGATTACACAGGTCTGACTCCCTTCCCTGAACTTATTAATCAGCAATGGGTCCGCCGCTACGATATGACGGTGCGTCTGCGCCGGAAGGTTGTGCGCGAGTACGGTATTAAATCGCTGGTGGAAGCACCAGTCATCTTTTTCGGAGATTAAGCTATGGCACAGGGCTTGCCTGTATCAAACGTTGTTAATGTTGATGTGATCATGTCGCCGCGTGCAGCATCAGGGCGAAATTTTGGTGCATTACTCATTCTCGGCCCGTCCACAATCATTCCGGTAAGTGAGCGCATTCGCCGTTATTCTGCCGCGGAAGATATTGGAAAAGATTTTGGCGTGGAATCACCAGAATATAAGGCTGCGCAGGTGTTTTTCTCACAATCACCGAAACCTCAGGAGGTTTTTGTTGGTCGTTGGGTGAAAACGAAGGGAGACAGCGAACAGGCCACGCCTGAGACGCTGGAGCAGGCTGTGAATGCCATGCTCGATTATACTTCATGGTATGGGCTGGGGATTGCAGACGATGAAGATATTCCGGATGCAGACTGGCTGAAAGTGGCTGCGGCGATCGAATCCTCTTCTGTAAGCCGTATTCTGGCGATTACGACAAGCGATGAGAAATGCCTGCAGACTGCATCCAGCGATGATTTGGCATCAAAACTGAAAACCGCCGGATATTCACGCAGTTTTATTCAATATTCATCGGGTAATAAATACGCTGCGTTATCTGCATTTGGCCGGGCATTCACGGTTAATTTCAATGGCAGTAATACCGCGATTACGCTCAAGTTTAAGCAGGAGCCGGGTGTCGGGTATGAAACACTGACAGTCAGCCAGGCATCGGCACTTGATGCAAAAAACTGCAATGTATTCGTGTACTACCAGAATGATACGGCTATCCTCCAGCAGGGAGTGATGGCTAACGGCGATTTCTTTGATGAACGCCACGGCCTGGACTGGTTACAGAATTATGTGCAGACCAACCTCTATAACCTGCTTTATACCAGCACCACGAAAGTTCCCCAGACTGAAGCCGGTATTACCCGACTGTTATCAAGTGTTGAAAAATCACTGGATCAGGCCGTTCAGAATGGACTGATTGCTCCGGGCGTATGGAACGGGGGCGACCTTGGTCAGTTGTCATCAGGTGACACGCTGCCCAAAGGTTATTACGTATACGCCCAGCCGCTGGATGAACAGGCACAATCAGAACGTGAAGCCCGTAAGGCTCCGGTGATTCAGGCTGCAATAAAACTTGCAGGCGCGGTTCATTACGCTGACGTACAGATTAACGTTGTTCGCTAAGGGGAAGTGAATGTCTACCTATTCTTTTATGGATGTCACTGCGACGCTGACCGGGCCGACCGGTTCGATTGACCTCGGGTACGGTTCTGCAAGTTCTGAAGAGGGGATTGTGGTTGCGATGGGCGGTCCTAAAAACACCATGACCATCGGTGCTGATGGCGAAGTGATGCACTGTCTCCATGCAGATAAAAGCGGGACGATTACCGTTAACCTTCTGAAGACATCACCGACAAATAAAAAATTGTCGCTGGCGTATAACGCACAGAGCCAGTCTTCTGCCACATGGGGGAATAACGTTATTGTGATCCGAAACAAGGTCAGCGGCGACATCATCACGGCACGTAGTGTTGCGTTCCAGAAACAACCGGATAATGCCAACGCTAAAACCGGTAATACGATGCCGTGGGTGTTTGACTGCGGCAAGATTGACCAGGTTCTCGGGGAGTTTTAATACATGGAATTCGAAATCAAAGGCGTGAAATATCGCGCGGCAAAACTCAGCGTTTTTGACCAGCTGAAAGTGACCCGCAAACTTCTGCCGGTGCTGGCAGGAATGATGTCAGATTTCGGGAGCATTCGCTCCCGTTTGCCTGCCGACGGCAAAATCGACACCGTGAAATTCGAGCAGTTAAAACCGGTGTTTGAAACCATGCTCCCGCGTATCGCTGAGGAATTGTCTTCCCTGACCGAAGATGACACCGATGCGATTATTCATCCCTGTCTTGCGGTGGTATCGCGGCGTCATATGGACGGATGGGTGCCGGTATTTACCCAGGGCGAACTGATGTTTGATGATATTGACTTGCTGGTCATGCTGCAGCTGGTGGCGCGGGTGGTCGCCAATTCGCTGGGAAATTTTTTGCCTACATCCCTTACCAGCACGACGCAGAGCCTGCAACAGGGCTGACGTTTAACAGCCTGCCGGACGGGCTGTCCTACCTTCTCAATCCGGTTGACGCCGGGTTAATTCCTTATACAGCACTTAAAGATGGCTCTGTCGATTTGTACGATATTGCTCTCTTGAATGACCATCTGGCGGTAAAAGCGGATAACCAGCGGCGCATTGAGAAATGGAGAGAGGATAATGAACGCTGAAACTATTAAAGATTTCCTCGTCTCGCTTGGCTTCAGTGTGGATGATGCTGGAGCAAAAAAATTCGGTTCTGTCCTCGCCGGTACAACTGCAAATGTCATCAAAATGGGGTTGGCCGTTGAAGGAGCTGCACTGTCCGTGGTGGCCTTTACGGCTAAGATTGCCTCCGGTCTGGATAATCTTTACTGGGCGTCACAGCGCACCGGCGCGACGGTCCATGGAATTCAGTCTATTGGCTATGCGGTTTCGCAGGTTGGCGGCAGTGCAGACGCTGCGCGCGGGTCACTGGAGAGCCTTGCCCGTTTTATCCGTAATAACCCCGGGGCTGAGGGATTTCTGAATCGTCTGGGGGTACAGACACGGGATGCCAGCGGTAACATGCGTGACATGGCTGCTATTTTTACAGGTGTAGGCCAGAAGCTCAGCGGCATGCCGTATTACCGGGCTAACCAGTATGCGCAGATGCTGGGCATTGACGAAAATACCCTTATGGCGATGCGCCGGGGTGTGGGTGGCTTCTCCGGGCAGTACAGCGCAATGGCGAAAGCTATCGGCTTCAATGCTGACGAGGCGGCCAGAAGCTCCAACAAATTTATGACCTCCCTGCGTGAGTTTGGCGCGATGGCAGGCATGGCCCGTGACAAAATCGGCTCTAATCTTGCGGGTGGGCTTGCGGGTTCGCTGGACACCCTGCGCCGCCATATCCTGGACAACTTCCCTCGTATCGAGCAGACCCTGACGAAAGCCATAAAAGGCATTCTGGCGCTCGGGGATATTATCGGGCGGCTGTTCTTCAGACTGATTGAAGGAACATCAAGCCTCATCACCTGGTGGCAATCGCTGGATAAGCAAACGCGGGAGTTGATCTCGCTGTTTGGCGCACTGACGATTGCGCTGCGCATTCTGAACAGTACGTTCTGGATGTCGCCGATTGGCCTCATTACCGCGCTGGCGGCGGGTATTGCCCTCCTGTGGGAGGACTATCAGACCTGGAAGGAAGGCGGCGACAGCCTGATTGACTGGGGCAAGTGGAAACCGGAGGTCGATGCCGCGCTGAAGATGGTTCGTGACCTTAAAACGACCGTTAACGACCTGGCGAAAGCGCTGGCGAAACTACTCAATATTGACCCCAAATCATGGTCCCTGAAGTGGGATTTCAGCAACTTCATCGACCAGATGGGCGAATTCAGCAAAATGCTGAACATGATCGCCGACCTGCTCAACGCTATCAAAGATGGCCGCTGGGCTGATGCCGTTAGCATCGGCAAACAGATACTTAATCAGGGCAGCGAAAATCCGTCAGCGATGCCGATGGTTACAGACAGCGCTAACAGTACTGCCGACTGGATTAAAGAGCACTGGGGATTCGATCCCCGCAGTGTGGGCCGGACGGTACGCGGCTGGTTTGGTGATGATGAGCCGGAACAACATGAACAGGCTACGAAACGAGGAGAACGGAATAACAATCCGGGAAACCTTAATTTTGCTGGTCAGGCGGGGGCTTCTCTTGAACGCCCGGGCGGGCGATTTGCCAGATTCGAAACTGCCTTTGATGGATTACGGGCTCTTGCTCGTCAGTTAATGTTGTACGCCGGACGTGGAATAAACAGCGTGGAGAAAATTATCTCTACCTGGGCGCCTGCGTCTGATAATAACAACACAACTGCGTATATCAGGGCTGTATCGCAACGACTGGGAGTGGATCCCCGGGCTGCCCTGAATATGAGCGATCCGCAAACCATGTCAGCATTGATGAGCAGCATTATCCAGCATGAAAATGGAAGAAATATCTATTCTCAAGAGCTGATTAATAAGGCTGCCGTGGCGGGAATTAGTGGCAAAGTAACAGAGGTTAACCAGCAAAATACCTACCACATTTACGGTGGCGGAGATCCGCACGCTGTCGGTAATGAGGTTGCACGTCGGCAACAGTCTGCAAATGCTCAGGTCATGCGAAGTAATCAGGTGAGGGTGAGTTAGTGGATATTCTCTCTACACTTTTTCATCAGCAGAGCAGAAAAATAGGAATGATTGTTCCCAGTGTTGTTATTTCAGAGAAGCATACAGATATGCTTGAAATAACCGAGCATCCGGTAGAAGTCGGGGCCGCTGTCGCTGATCATGCCTATAAAAAACCGTCAGAAGTGGTGATGGAGGTTGGTTTCGCCGGTGGCGGCGCATTGCTGGATTTTGCCAGTAATCTGACGGCTACCAGCCTGCTCGGCCTGAGTCCTCAGCAGACGTATCAGGAGCTACTGGATCTGCAGGAAAGCCGTATCCCCTTCGATGTGGTAACCGGTAAACGGCTGTACAGCAACATGTTGATCCGGGCGCTGGAAGTGACGACGGACAAGACAACCGAAAACGTCCTGTCCGCCGTCCTCACCCTGAGGGAGGTCATTATCTCCCGGACACAGCAGATTACCGTCGCGGATAAAACCAACATGAAGGAAGGGGCCAGCACGTCGGCGGTACAGAACAGCGGCAACAAAACCACAAAGCCTCCAGATACTTCACTGCTGAAAAGCATCACGGGTAACGTGGCGTCATTACTGGGGGGCGGCTAATGACAATTCAGGAAATTCCGCTGACAGCGGACAACCAGCAGTTCAGCATCGTCCTGGGTGGTGTCACCTGGCGGATTAGCATCATATGGCGCGATCTTTACTGGATTATGGACCTGCTGAATGACAGAGGGGAGCCGGTAATCTCCGGTATTCCTCTCGTCACTGGCGCTGATCTGCTGGCGCAGTACGCCTGTATGGGACTTGGTTTTAAGCTGTTGGTGGTCTGCGATGACAACACACAGGATTATCCCACGAAAACTGACCTGGGCGGGCGCAGTCATTTACTGGTATCAACGGAGTAAGCATGTCACAGAACTGGATGAGACATTTCGAGCTGCAGCTTGTGGACGGGAACGGTCAGGGAATTGAGCTAAGTGATTTCAAAGTCACCTTTACGATCGACTGGTTCAACATCAGCAGCGCGTCCCGGGTAGGGACTATCAAAATTTATAACCTTTCGGCAGATACTGTGAACCGAATTACCGGGCAGGAGTTTTCGAAAGTGCGTCTGATTGCGGGTTACGACGGTATCGCGCCGGAGGTGTCGACAAGCGACGTCGGGACAGTGCGGGAAGTTGACGCGGCGGACGTGGGCCAGAGTGATGGTCGCAACTACGGACTGATTTTCAGCGGTGAAATTCGCTACTCGGTCACAGGAAAAGACAGTCCGGTTGATTCCTACGTCCTGATTCAGGCAGCCGATACAGATCTGGCTTTTGCCACCAGTATAACCTCACAGACGCTGGCTGCCGGTTACACGGTCGCTGATGTGAACCGTGCGCTGATGAAAGACTTCGAAGCCAAAGGTGCGACCGAAGGCCTGACGCCTGAAATGCCTGCTACTGTATTCCCCCGGGGGCGGGTACTCTTTGGCATGACGCGGCATCTAATGGATAACGTAGCCGGGCAATGTGGCGCAACATGGCAATTCGTGGACGGTCAGCGCCAGATGGTGGCGAATAATGAATATGTTCACAAAGCGATTGTGCTCAACAGCGCTACCGGGCTTATCGGTATGCCGCAGCAGACCATCGGCAACGGCGTAAACGTCCGCGCGCTTATTAATCCGAACATCCGGGTTAACGGACTCATTCAACTGGATCAGGCTTCCGTGTATCGCACCGCGCTGTCGAACAACGATATCGCTATGGCTGGTGGGCAGATCACTGACCAGAACACGGACGGAAACATCACGCTCAGCGGCACCACGGCGCAGCCTGCCAGCATCGCAACGGATGGCGTTTATATTGTGCGCGGGATTATGTACACTGGCGACACAAGGGGCCAGGCGTGGTACATGGATATGATGTGCGAAGCGCGTGGCGCGGCGGATCTGTATACGCAATCGGCTTTGCAAAGGGGATGAGCAATGAGGGGTATTATTTTTCTGTTAGCTGTCTTTTCTGCGTGCAGCGCGTGGGCGGATGGCTTTACGGTTAAATGCGGTGGCTACACTATGGTTGCAAACCAGGGCGAGTTATCGACAATCAACGGTGAAAGAGTTACCTCTCAAAAAATCACCGAGCTTGGTACCAATGGTTTGAAAGTAGACATGGTGCTTATGCCTGCCAAAGACGGTAACAACTACGGCTTTGAATACATTCGTCGCCCTGGTACCGAAAAGCGTTTCCTGAACGTCCAGCTGCTGCAGAACAGCATGGACGCGCCGAAAATCATCGGGTCTTTCCCGTGTAAGAAAGTCTATGGCTAAACTTTCTTTCTGGTTAGGAACTTGGATGAAATTTACATCTAATCTATCTGTCTGGTTTTACAAAGTTGTTGCTTGCAGCTAATACTTGTTTAAACTACGTCGACTACAAAATGACTAAGAAGAGTAAAAGCACCTTATGCCAGTAGCGCAACCAAAAACTGGAGAAGTCGTCGCTAAGCTTGGTCCATCCTTGGAAGCAGGAAGAATCTTGCTTCTTGACCTTGAAAAACAGAAGTTGTTGAGAGATGCCCGTGCTTTACCTATAAGGTATCAATCTCTAGCACTTGAAGGGCTGATTCTGTTGCTGGATGGCAAAGTGGAGCGAGGTATCGAGGCGATTGAGACATCTCTAGCCATATGCCCGACAGATCCTGTTACTTGGAACAATTATTCTAGCGCACTAAGCAACCTTGGGCTTTACTCTAAACGGCGAGAGTTGCTTACTCGGGCTCTCGACTACGACTTCCCCTGCATGGTCGAACATGCTTTAAATTTTGCGGCCTTCTGGGCTGATGGGGAGATTCTCGATATGGCTATCGCTAAGCTTGAGAAATTTGGTCAAACTGAAAAAGAAAAGCATGTATCTGCATTGGAAACCGCTGTAGTTTTGAGCAACTTAGGCGGTCCAATGAGTGACGGTTTGAAAAAAGCTGCAGATGTATTGATGTACATTGTGGAAAGCGAATCACTCCGTGCTAAAACCTCCAGTCTGCTTACCGATGGTGAGGGTTATGGTTCTTTTTCTGTTGGCATCGAAACTGAAGACGCAGAGTATCTTTCATATCTTAACGATAAGGTCGTTGATGAGATGATTGAAAGAGGTCTAGAAACGGGATGCAGTGTCGCTTACTTTGAGGCGGTGAACTGATGCCTGTAGCGATTAACTGCTTTCTGGAGATGGCTAAAAGCTCTATTGAGAATAGCGGTGAACAGTGGACGCGTAATGCGATAAGTAGAGCGTATTATACGATGTATCATTCAGCGTTATTGCTCACGGATGGCTATATCCCAACTCAAGATGAGAAAGGGCAAAAGTTACCCGGTGGGGTACATGCGAGGCTTTCTGAATATCTTTGCGGCGAGAATGCAGCTCTAGCACATAGTCTTGACCGAACTTCTGCCAAAAAGGTTGGGCTTAAGCTCAAAACCGCACATCACCGAAGAGTCATTGCTGATTATAATCTTGATAAGCACGTTAATCGGATTGATGCTTGTAGTACCATCAAGGATGCAGAGGATTTGCAGTCACTTATTGCTGGTATGATTGATACCAAAAAAACTGCAAGTTAAGCCTGTTAAGTAATTAATAAAACCCGCCACCCGGCGGGTTTTTTGCTTTCTGGAGCCTACCAAATGGCATTATCTGACCAGACCCGCAGCGGCGACCTTGCCGAAACATTCAAATCAGAGCGGGACACAACAAAGAACCAGATCCGTGTTGCTTTGCCTGGCATCGTCCAGTCATTCGATCCTGACGCGGTGACAGCGGTTGTGCAGCCTGCGATCCGTTCGGTTGAAACTGACAACGACGGCAACCGCGTTACCAAAAATTACCCGCTGCTGGTGGATGTGCCGGTGATATTTCCGCGCGGCGGCGGCTGCACGTTAACTTTCCCGGTGGAAGCCGGCGATGAATGCCTGGTGATTTTTGCCGATCGCTGCATCGATTTCTGGTGGCAGAACGGCGGGATACAGGAGCCGGTTGATGACAGAATGCATGATTTATCGGATGCGTTTTGTATTGTCGGTCCCCAGTCGCAGGCAAGGAAGATTAGCGGTATTAATACCAGTGCCACACAGTTGCGTAGTGACGATGGCAGCACCTATTTTGAGCTTAATCCTGATACCGGGAAAATTAAAATTGTCGCTCCGGGTGGTCTTGATGTGGTTGCCCCTCTGGCTGATTTTTCTGAGAAAGTAACCATTCATGGCCTGTTAACCTGGATGGGGGGCATGGTGGGGTCTGTGGTTTCTGGTGTGGCTTCAAAAATCACTGGTGCTGTTGAGTTTTTGGGGAGCGTGAAGGCTAATGGCAAGCCAATCGATGATACACACACTTATGGTGGTGTTCAGCGTGGTGGAAGCAGTACCGACGGGGTAAACTGATGCGATACAGACGTGAAGACGCCGATGGCGATTACACCTTTGGCAGCGGTGATGACACCTGGCTGATTAACTCGCCTGAGGCCGTAGCGCAGGCTGTGAAAACGCGATTCGAATTGTGGTATGGGCAATGGTTTCTTGATACCACAGAGGGAACACCGTGGATCCAGTCCGTGCTGGGCAGGCAAAAACCAGAAACTTACAACCTGGCGATCCGTAAGCGCATCCTCGAAACGCAGGGCGTTAAATCAATCCTCTCTTTCAATACGACGGTGGATACCACGACCCGACGTGTCATGTTTTCCGCTGAAATCGACACTCTCTATGGAATAACGACTGTTACATCGGAGGCGTAATGGCTCTGAACCTTGATTCTCTCGGTTTATCTGCAAAGGTAACCGCGGAGGGGATCAGTGCGCCTGATTATCAGACGATACTCAGCACCCTGATTAGCTATTTTCAGCAGATTTATGGTAGTGATGCCTACCTCGAACCGGACAGTAAAGACGGTCAGATGGTGGCTCTGATGGCGCTGGCGATTCATGATGCCAATAATATGGCGATAACTGTCTACAACTGTTTTTCACCAGCAACCGGCTATGGGGCCGCACTGACCAGTAACGTGAAAATAAATGGTATTTCACGTAAAGGCGCGACGAATTCTACGGTTGATTTGCTTCTTACAGGAACTGCCGGAACAACCATCATTAATGGCAGCGTGAAAGACAGTAATAATGTGATATGGCGTTTGCCTGCTTCAGTGGTGGTCGGCGTGGATGGTACAGTGATGGTGACCGCAACATGTTCCGTCAGTGGTGCAGTGGCGGCGCTGGCTGGAACTATCACTGAAATTAATACGCCAACCCGTGGCTGGGTTTCGGTAACCAATCCTGCTGCAGCTACTGTGGGCACTCCGGCAGAAACTGACGCGGAGTTACGTATCCGCCAGTCGCAGAGTGTTGCGTTGCCATCAATAACCCCATTTGAAGCACTGGATGGTGCTGTTTCTAATGTTACCGGTGTAACCCGCCACAAACTCTATGAAAATGATACTGGTTCGGAGGACGGTAACGGGTTACCGCCACACTCTGTTGCTGTGATTGTGGATGGCGGTGATGTGACGGATATTGCTCAGGCTATCAGAGGGAATAAAGGTCAGGGGACAGCCACTCACGGTACAACATCCGTTACGATTCCGGATAAATACGGCAATCCCCATGTAATCAAGTTCTCGCGTTCCAGTGATGTACCTGTTTATGCCCGGATCAAATTACAAGTTTTTACGGGTTATACCTCACAGATAGGGCAGCAGATCCAGCAGGCTATTTCCGACTATATCAATAGTCTGATGATTGGTGATTCGGTCCTTTTAAGTCGCATTTACTCACCGGCGAATCTTGGCGTGGTGAGTGGCGGGAATGCACGCTATTACGATATTCAGGAACTGACGATTGGGAAATCCCCGGGGGCTTTGTCGTCATCAAACATTGATATCAGATACAACGAATCTGTGTCCTGTACCCCGGAAAATATCGTTATAACGGTGGAGTCATGAGCAAATACACCGAACTAATCACGAACTACCACGCCACCAAACCTAAATTTCTTGCACATGTTGATCTGATGACCCGGCCGCTTATTGATGTTGCGGCGGCCACCAGAGGGCTGATTACTGCATTTGATATTGACTCTGCGGTTGGTGTGCAACTTGACATTCTGGGATTGTGGATCGGACGTAGCCGTGTTGTCAGCCAGCCTATCTCAGGTGTCTATTTCAGCTGGGATACCGACGGGCTTGGATATGATCAGGGGGTATGGCAGGGACCATACGATCCTGATTCCGGATACATGTACCTCAGCGATGAAACTTATCGTGTCATTCTTAAAGCGAAGATTGCGATTAATAACTGGGATGGACGGAATGATTCGCTTCCGGCAATTCTTGACGCTGCAACAGCAGGATCCGGGCTGCGAATGCAGATAGTCGATAACCAGGACATGACGATATCGGTCTGGGTCTTTCCTGATACTGGTATTTCAGATGTATCGCGTGAGTTAATTGCGGCAATTAAACAGGGGTATCTCACAGTAAAAGCCGCCGGGGTATGGGCGGGTGGCATTGAAACACCTTCGGTGGAAACCCCATCGGAAGGCTCAAAATTTTTTGGTTTTGATATGGATAACGAATTCATCAGTGGTTTTGATGTAGGAGCATGGGGAGTATTACTCTGATGGCGAAAAATGACTTTAAAGCGTTTGCAACGGATCGAAATGCCAATGTTATATCGCAGGAGGAATGGGAAGCGTTGCCTGCGCTTTTATCCGGATTTACAGCAGGGAAAGCATCCAGTGCGCAAGTCAATAAGGTTATTCGGCAGGCCAGCTTTATTGCATCTGCAATAGCACAATATACAGCAAATGAAAGTGGACTGGATGTACAGGATGATGGCGATCAGGCCGGCTTTATCGCAAAAATGTCGTCTGCATTAGATAAGAACTATCAGAGAATTAATGTCATACTTACCGCACTTGCTAATCTTTCAGCATCCGAAAACAAATTACCGTATTTTACCAATCAAGATACCGCTAATTTGGCTGACCTGACACAGGTTGGGCGAGATATTTTGGCAAAAAGCTCTGTTGCTGATGTCCTTAAATATCTTGGTCTGGAAGATAATTCGACCTTTCCTGTAGGTGCCCCGATCCCGTGGCCATCAGATACAGTTCCATCTGGTTATGCTCTGATGCAGGGACAGACTTTTGACAAGTCTGCATACCCGAAACTTGCAGCCGCTTATCCGTCAGGCGTGATCCCTGATATGCGTGGCTGGACGATTAAGGGCAAGCCCGCCAGTGGTCGTGCCGTATTGTCTCAGGAACAGGACGGCATTAAATCGCACACCCACAGCGCCAGCGTATCCAGTACGGATTTGGGTACGAAAACCACATCGTCGTTTGATTACGGGACGAAAACAACCTCACTATTTGACTATGGGACCAAAACTACCAGTAACGCCGGGAGTCACACGCATTCAATACCAACATCAGATGGTGCAAACCAGGGGGGGAAAATTCCACTGACATCTGGGCGTCTGGCAACTCAATATACATCAGCAACAACAGGTTCCTCTGGCTCACATTCTCATACTGTAGGTATTGGTTCTCATCAGCACACTGTCGGTATTGGTGCACACACGCACTCCGTCGCGATTGGCTCACATGGACACACCATCACCGTTAACGCTGCTGGTAACGCGGAAAACACCGTCAAAAACATCGCATTTAACTATATTGTGAGGCTTGCATAATGGCATTCAGAATGAGTGAACAATCACGAACCATCAAAATTTATAATCTGCTGGCCGGAACTAATGAATTTATTGGTGACGGTGACGCATATATTCCACCTCATACAGGTCTACCTGCAAACAGTACCGATATTGCACCGCCAGATATTCCGGCTGGCTTCGTGGCTGTTTTCAACACTGATGAGGCATCGTGGCATCTCGTTGAAGACCATCGGGGTAAAACCGTCTATGACGTGGCTTCCGGCGACGCGTTATTTATTTCTGAACTTGGCCCATTACCGGAAAATGTCACCTGGTTATCCCCGGAAGGGGAGTTTCAGAAGTGGAACGGTACATCCTGGGTGAAAGATGCAGAAGCAGAAAAACTGTTTCGGAGCCAGGAGGCGGAAGAAACAAAAAACAGCCTGATGCAGGTAGCTAGCGAGCATATTGCGCCACTTCAGGATGCTGTAGATTTGGATATTGCGACGGAAGAAGAGGCATCATTACTGGCTGCATGGAAGACATATCGGGTATTGTTGAATCGTGTTGATACAACAGTAGCAGCGGATATTGAGTGGCCAGTCGCCCCACAATAAAAAGAAAAAGCCATCGATAGAAATATCGATGGCTTTATGTGCTCTATTTATACAATACAACACCGCTCTTTTTAGTTATATATGTGCAGTTCGATGGTATATCTTTATTTATAAAAGACATTGCGCCTATTTTTACATTATCCCCAATTTTACGTGATAATCCAATGATGCAACAATTAGCTCCGATATCAACGTTACTACCAATTTTTACTCTTGAACCAGGTATGTCACCATCTATCTGTCCAATCGTAGTATTCTGTCGTAACACCAGATTTTCACCAGCATCAACAGCAAAATGAACAACAATTCCAGCGTGATGGGGAATTGTTAGCCCTTTTCCAATTTTTGCTCCCAGTCCAATCTCGCAACCAAATTTGTTAATTATTTTATTGTTTAACTTTTTAGCAGCTTTCTTATGTAATTTATTACCATTAATATACATTTCGTTAGCCAGCCGCCACCAGAAAAGGAAATTCCTGTTACGCTGTTTTTTTTCTCTGAAAAGCCTCCAGATATCCATATACTCCCGCCGTATTACTTCAGATTTCCAAAAGCTTTTTAAATCAGAAGAATTCCCAAGTAAAACAAAATGAATTGCTATTAAGTAAGATAACAC